CATGAGCTCTATGAGCTTGTACCAGCGGGTTTTGCCCTCTAGGATTTTGGCTACTGGAGTCCCCCGTGGCATCTCACAACCATTCGGGAATTTATTCCTAAAATGGATTGAGTGCAACGGCGAGGAGTGGGCTGTATCACGGTTAAAAGCCGTGAAGCTGGATGTGATCCGTTCCTTTGCTGGTTTGCAACCAGTAGGGTCATGGATCAAAAGAGGTAAACATGAGATTTTCTCAGGTTCCCTCGGCTCTCTTGTCTCTTGGATGCGAAAGCACCCCAAGAATTTCAAGAAAGGTATCCAGTTACTGCAGGTATACACCTTGTGTTTTGCTAAGGAGGAAACTCCCTCTCAAATCAACAAGTTCGTATCTGCTGTTAAAGCACCACCCCCAGACAGGGGAGCAGTGGATTCTGCTTTGCAGTTAGTCTTTAAAGGACTCTCTGTAAGCAAGATCCATAGCAGACTCAGGCCTTTACCAATGGCCAAGCGTCTTATTGATATGGTCCCATCGTCTTCTCGACGAGCCCCTACTTTATTGTGGGGATCTCTTAAGGAGGAAGCAGGAATTATTGATTCTTGCTCTTACCTCAACGAGTCGATAATGGGGTGGCGTCACTATCAAGAATTTGCACCGTTTTACGATGCGGTTTTTGATACTTTGAAGCCCCTTATCATGGATGCTACCGGTAGGAACCACCCGTTAGGGTGGTCCCCGATCAGGCCCGCAGGTAAGATTGGACTTATCCAAGAACCTGGCTATAAGCTTCGTGCTGTAGCCAATCCTGGAAGAGTTTTCCAGAGAGTTCTTGAACCATTAGGTTCTAGAATATATTCTCTGTTAAGATCTTTACCTTGGGACTGCACCTTTGATCAATCAAAGGCGATACCGGCTATCCAGTCTGCGCTAGCCTCTGGCAGGCAGGTTCACAGCATCGATCTCTCAAATGCCACTGACTATTTCCCACTCTCCTTGCAGATACCTCTTTTGAGGAAACTGTTCGGCGAAGCCCCTAATGGGACCTGTGGAAAATCAGTCGTGGACCTTTTTGAGGCCCTTAGCCAGTCTGACTGGCAAATGGGAGAGTCATGGATTCGTTGGAATAGAGGACAGCCTTTAGGCTTATTCCCTTCCTTTGGATCCTTCGCTCTGACCCATGGTCTCCTATTACTTGGAATTGCCCAGAAATGGGATAACCAATTCTTTGTTTTAGGCGATGATGTTGTGATCCTCGACGC